TCGGTGTTGGTCCATTGTAGTCCATCACGGCCCGCTCGTAGACGGTCGCGCTGGTGTAGGTGTTATAGATTCGCAGGGTCTGTTTTGCTGTCCCGTTCCGCTGGGCTAGGATTCCGGCGGCGTCTCGTTGTAGTATTAGATCAGTGCCCCACTGAAAAGTGGCCGCCTCAGGAATAGCAGCAAGCGTGGGGCTGGTGTAAAGCAGCACAGTGCCAGCTTGGTTCATGAAGCTCCAGTTTGGAACAACGGCTTTTGGAAACAAGGAGGTACTGGAAAAAAGAACTTGGTTAACGCCAGTAAAGGCCAGCATTGTCCCGCTTGCTGCGGTCAGGGATTGGGCCAGGAACGTCGGCGCGTCCGTTTGGCCTAGGCCGATGGCGGTGCGGAGTGTTGGAGCGTCAGCAGTCGATAGCAGCGCCCGCCCATAGGCCGTAGTCGTCAGCGCAGCGATCGCCGTCAGGTCAGAGTCCAGCGGTTGATACCCCGCCGCCACAGCTGCCGTCGTCGCGTAGGCAGAAAGGTTTTGGTCCCCGGTATTCACCCCCGTATTGGCCGTATAAATCTCCGTGAAGTTATCATTTACCTTGCCGAATGCCGTGCGGATAGGATCGCCCGTGCCGTCGTTGGCAGCAGCGCCGATGTTGATGGTTTGCTTTGCCATAGGTTTAGGTGTGGTCAGCGGTCTGCAGCGTCATGTCGGCGGTAAAGTCAGTGGTATCAGAAGTGAAGGCGTAGCCCGTCGCGTTGATGGCGTTATTCGTGAAGACCGCCGAAATGATCACCTCGGCCGGCCGGGAAGGCGGCAGCGGCAGAGCGCTGGTGATGTCGTAAATAAAACCACCCCAGCTGATCCGGTCCCGTGGATTGAGGTCATCCAGCGCTGATTGATAGCGCACCGAAAAAACCTGCTCTGCACTGGCATCCCTTGCAGACCCATTAGTCGCCTCCTTGCCGCTCATCGTTTGCGCGTGCGCCCACAGCGTCGCCAGTGTGGCCCAAGTCTGCGTAACAGAGCCTTGAGCATCCACCGACTCCGTGGCCCGCTGAATCGTTATTCTGGCATCTCTGTGTCCGATTGGGGTCATTTCACCGCCCCCTCCCAAGGCACCCGGAAAGAATCGATCAGCCAATCCAGTGATTTCGGAATCTCCGTCACCGTCGCCCCAGAGATCACCATCTCACGCCGCTCAAAAAGATGCGCTGTGTAAAGCAAAATAGCGTGGCGTAGCGGCCCCGGCACATCAGTAGCCAGTGATCCATACCCGCTCCAGAACGTAGCCCGCCAGACCGCATCCTGTGGGCTTCTGGCCACATCCACGTCGTCCGGCTGCTCCGTGATCCAGAGCAGTGCCGGTTCTCTCGCCGCTTGCCGGATGTTGTCAGCCCATGCCGTCCATGTCCCTGCCGCATTCCGGTATTCCAGCAGAAAGGTCTCTGCCGCCATCAATCTGGCCCGGGGCAGTTCCACCGGCAGGTTAGCCGCCATATCACCCGTGATGTAAGCGATCCACCTCTGCCGGACAAAAGCCCTCCGGCATTCATTCTCGATCCGATCCCGTGCCGCCGTAATGCAAAGCGTAATCAAAGAATCCTCATCGCTGCCATCCACCCGCAGATGCTCCTTCGCTTGGGCCAAGGTGATTGGCTCAATCGCAGGTGCAGTGACCAGCTGGGAGATGGCAGCAGAAGGAATCATTTTTTCGTTGGCTTGGCTGCCTTGGCAGGCTCTTCGGTTGGGGCCTCAGCAGGCGCGGCGTAACCCTCAGGCACCACCCGACCGCGGTTTGCCAGCATCAGCTCCACGGCCACATCATCAGTCACAGTCACCACAGAGCCTTCAGCGATATGCTGGCCAGCGATCAGGCAGTCGGAGTTGATCAGGAATTTCATAACAAAGAAAGAGAAGCGCCGGGGCGGCGACGTATCCCCGCCCCGGCTTTATCATATGGCACCAACAAAATCAGGCAGTCAGCGCATCGAGCATCGCGGCGAAGGAGCCAGCCCGGAGCACCGCGTTATCACCAAAGGCCGCCGCAGTGATGCGGACCAGTCCGGTGGTGTCGAGGCTGTAAGGATTGACCTGAACGTCAAGACCACCCCACTGAGCGATAACCAGATCAGCAAAGTTGCCGAAGATGATCGCGGAGCAAACCCCGGAGGAGCTGCCCTTGGTGAGGGTGGAGGAGACGCAGTTGCTGACCCCGGTGACGTAGCCGTTAAGCGGGAGTTCAGGGGTGGTGCGGCTCCAGATTTTCTCGGCGTTGGTGCTGGCCTCGATGCTGATCTTCTTGAGCGATCCGCGCACCTTGGAGTTCGTCAGGTAGGCGAGGTTCCCAGTGGCCGCATCAGCGTTAGCCAGTGCGGTTTCGAGGTCCACGATGTTCGCCCAGGTTGGAGCCAGACCATTGGTGCCACCAGCCACAGAGCCGATGCCGGCCGTGGCCACGATCCCAGTCGGCTGACTGCCAGAGCCAGTGCCGTGGATGACAGCCTTCTCCCAGATAATGGCGATTTCCTGCAGGAGGTTATTCCGCACCCAGGCTTCGATGCTCGGATCGGTCTGCAAGAGGAGTTGCTTGGAAAGCTCCACATGGGCAGGGATGCGTTTAGGCGAGAGGGTGATCAGGCTGCTGGTTGGGGTGATCTCGGTGGATGCACCATTCTCAGCGGCAAACGCTGGCTTGGTGCTATCCCGTCCCATTTTCGGGAAGGGAATATTGCCCTGTAAGCCGCTAAGGAACTGAGCGCCCAAGGTGCGGGTGACCATGTTCTCGTAAAACGGATCGACGATCCCGCGCAAAGGCTCACGAGTCAGGGTTTCCAGACCAGTGCCAGTGCCGCCAGCGGTCAGGTCGTTGCGGAAGCGGTTGGCGAACATGGTGGCAAGCACGGCACGAGGAACATGGCTCCCTTGGCTAGCCAGCTGCACTGCGTCCTTGGCACCCTGCTGCACCATCTCAGCCTCGGCACCGTCCAGCTTGCCGCCAGCCAGCTGACCAACGATCAAGCGGCGGAAGCTGAAGCGCTCGGCATCAGAGGCATCCTGATTGGAGAGGCCGGAGGCATCCAGGATCACCTTGCGCTTCTCGCTGTCAGGCACGCTATCAAGGTAGGCACCAAGCTGGGCTTGGGACTCAAGGGCTTTGGCGGTAGCCTTCAGGCCATCCACCATCCCATGGTATTCTTTGACCTTGGCCAGGTCGGACTCGCTCAAGCCATCCTTGGCTCCTGCGAGGATTTTGTCGGCATCAGCGGCCACGGCCTTGATCTTGGCATGGACGGCATCCAGCGGGCTGGCATCCATGGTAAGGAAGGTGAGGGAGAATGCCAAGACTGGCAGGACGATCAACGGTTTTTTATTCATGTTATTAGGGTGTTTGTTTGTTATCAGTTTGCGGCGTGTGCGGTGACTGTCGGACGGCCCATCTGAGCCACCAGCAGCCGGGCGGCTGCCAGACGCGCCACGGATTGGTTGTCTGGGGTCTCCGGGTCTTTGGTCTCCGGCTTCCCCTTCAAAGTTTCGGATCGGTCAGCGAACCCGCGTTCCACGGATTCTGCCGCCGTCATATAAGTCTCGGCATCCAGCCAGCCCTTGAGGTCTTCCGGCTTCTGCCCAGTCCTCGCCTCGTAGGTATCGACGATGATCTGGTCGATGCTCTCAAGAGTCGTGGCCGTGCTCAAATGGTCAGCAGCATTGCCCATCGTGATGGTGCTGGCCCGGTGAATCATCATCATGGCATTGCCGCCGATCACGATCTCATCCCCCGCCATCGCAATCACCGAAGCAATCGATGCCGCCAGCGCATCAATCCTGACCGTGATCTTGCGGCCATCCTGCTCCCGCTGCCATGTGACCAGTGCGTTGTAAATCCCCACGCCCTCAAAGACATCACCACCCGGCGAGTTGATCCTGACCGTGATCGCAGAACTGCTCGGCTCCAGTCCAGCCAGCCAGTCGGTGACGGATTGGTGGGTGATCCCGCCGCCGGTAAAGTAGTCAGACCCGATCCGGTCATAGATCAAAAGCTCATGAGAAAGCGCCTGCGGTTTCTGAATCTTCGCCGCATTTTCCCACACCGTCTTCAGCCGCGCCAGGCCTTCGGTGCGGGTGCTGTCAGTCAGATTGGTGATCTCGTTGCGCTTCTGTTTCATACTGCCGTTTCCATTCTTGCCGGTGCGGCGGCGGTTGCTAAGATGTCTGCCATGTTGAGCTGGCGAACGTGCGTGTCGCCGCCCTTGATCGGGTCAAGGTCTTCGTAGCCCCGCACCTCGTTGATGCTGTAGATGCCATTCTGCAGGCCCGTGCTGTAGGCAGAGAATCTGGCAGCAGCATCGCCGCGCAGCAGGCCGTTGAGATTGTGTTTCCAGTAGTGGTTATCCAGCTCCCCTGGCAGTAGCAGAGCACCCGCGAAAGCCTCCTCCCACCGCTTGCACCATGGCAGGAACAAATCCTGCACCGCCTGAATCTGCTGCTGCTCGATGTTGGAAAAGGTCGCGTTATCCAGAATGCCGACCTTGTGCGGAGGCACCCCGAACACTTGGCAGATTTGCTGATGCGTCCGCTTGGCGATCTCGTCGAACTGGCTGCTATCATTCGCCGTCCGGGTCATCTCCATCTTGCCGCCACCTTCCAGCACCATCGTGCGAAAGAAGTTATCCACCCCCTGATAAGCAGAGTTAAGCTGATCCTTCAGTGCATTCCGCTGCTGCTCCGTCAGGTTGACGCCAGGGGCGGCGGTATAGACCATCCCCGGCCGCGATCCGTTGGAGAAAAACCGGCTGGCATTCTCCTCCAGCGCCTGCGCCAATCCAATCAGATTGGCAGAAAGACTGATCGGCCCCTGACCCTTCAATCCATCCGGCGACATCCCGCGTAGGTGCAGCATCTTATCAAAGCCAATCACCTTGCTGCCGCTATCACTGGTGACGGTGTAGCGCGGGAAATTCCCCACCATATCCATCGAGACATTGCGAGTCCGCAGCGGGTAAATCTCCGCGATCCGCCCCGACCGATCGAAGACAAGCTGGGCATAAGCGTTGTGATGGAGCGCCTGATTGAAGGCCAGTGCATAGCGGACATCACTGGAAACCATTATGGGATTCGGCCGCGTCCGCATCACCCGCCGGGCAGGATGCCCCACGGCCGGCGTCCGGCTATCCCCATTCTGCACATACAGTTCCAGCGGCAGCGTGCTGACGATCTGGGCTATGTAGTGGACGCAGGCATAGACCGTCGAGACCCCCAGCGCCGTCAGCTCATTCACCTTCGCCCCCAGCGGCCCCGTGCTGCCCATCAGAGCCGCCAGAAATTCACTCCCCGGATTCGTCAGCGGGCTTTCATTCCGCATCGGCGCAAAGCGGGGGCGTATCCCAGTCTGGGAAACGCCTGCCTCACGCAGAGTCATGAATGTTCGGTCGCTCATTGATTCAGTTTCTGGTCGATCCGGTCGAGTATCTTTAAAATGTTAGCCAGCTTCTCGTTGTTGGCGCTCTCCCTTAGCTCCAGCTCCCGGATGCGCGGCTGCACTGCCGCAGTCGTCCGGGTGTTTTCGTTGACGGCGATCTGGATCGCCGCCACCCACACCCCCATGGCAAAGGCCCCTGCCAAAAGCGCCCAGCCCAGCTTCACCACGATGTCTAGGCTTTTGAGCCGATTGGATAGGTCGGTCGTTTGTTGACTGCTCATGGTAGGGGTTGCGGTCATGGCGGCAGCAGTCGGATGAATTTCCGGGACTCTTTGAAGCTGCGGTTCTTATCCCACACTCCGTCCCCCTCGCGGCCACCACCGGCCCCAGTGTTTCCCTCGATACTTTTAATAACTCCTCTGGCATCATCAACCACCAAGCCCGTATGGCTCATATCAAAAGTCACGATGTCCCCCGTCCGCAGCGATGGAATATCATCAGCGAACAAAACCTGCAGCCCACGTTTTTTCGCCCAGTCTTCCAGGCCAAACGCCGCCGCCGTCTTCGGTCTCCATTTCTCAAATCCGGCCGGCGTCAGCTTCAGTGCTGCCAACACCTCCTTGTCCTGACCCCATTGCTGGATGCACCAGCAGACAAAAGCCGCACACCATGGCCACCCTGTCGCCTGATCCTTAGCCAGATCACAAGCCGCCTGATATTCACGAACCCGCTTCCCGCTATTCCGCCCCACTTCACGCACCCCCACCTCGCGGCGGGCGATCTCGATCAGCTTCTGGCGGACGGGGAGAGTGCTCATGATTTGCGAACCCAGGCCAGCAAAAGGTGAATGATAGTATCGACCATCCAGCCCGCCTTCCCGGTCAGGTAGGACAAAGCCGCCACGCGCACGAACTGGAATTTCTCCGGTCCCTTTTCAAAGCGGTTATCCGCCGACTTGATCGCCGACACGATCAGGTTGATCACATCCTTGTTATTATCCGCCAACCAAGTGGCAAGGTATTTCAGCAGATAGGTTTTCATGGATTAAAGCGCAGGCTTTTCAGGAGTTGCAGGGCGGTATCTTCTTCAGCAGCTTGTCGTTCCAGCTCCGTCTCAGTGCGGGGGATCAGCGGAGTGTATTGGAGCGGTTCAGGTTGGATCGGTCTGGCCGGGGTTTGGATTGGATAGGCTTTGAGGATTTGCGCTGCTTCCCGATGTCCCGCGCAGCTAGTCAGACTCACCGAAAAGATTAACGCTGCCCTTAGTAACCATCCGCAGGCCGACTTGCAGAATCCCTGCAGCCATGAGCACAAGGTCCGCATGGGCTGCGATCCACGGGGCAAGGCCGGGGGCGAAGGAGCCAACCGCACCGGCCAAGGTAACCAAGACTCCGGCAAAGGCGGTCTTGGATTTGAAAATGGATTTGGAGCGGTTGATTTCATTCATGACAGGGAAATTCATGGGTTCACCGGAACGGCCTCTTCGACGGGGTTAAGAATCTTCAGCTTCTCCACATCAGCCGCCGTTGTGGTAGCGGCCCGGCTCGTCTCCTCCTTGGCCAGAATGCGGGTCGTGCTTTCCGAAGTGCGGAACATCGAAGTAGCCGCCTCCGCCACCGCCTTCACCCCATAGTAATTTGCAATCTTCCCAGGGATCACCGTCTCATCCTTGCCAGTGTCCGAATAACTAAGCGTCCCCAGCGGCCCGGAATAACTGGCAGTCTCCCCGGCGGACTTCGTAAAGATCGATCCCCCCAGCGAAACCACCGAATCGCCAGAGCTGATCAGAGGCCGCACCGTGCAAGCTGCACACGCCAGCGCCGTGAAGGCGGATAGGGCGGCGATTGCTCGGAGCATGGCGGACCTATCGCTTGTTGTGATCCTTCCCACAAGACTGGATTTCTGTCGGATCAGAAATAAAGGAACATTCGGAACATTAGGCACACTAAGAACTTGCGGCACATTTGGAACCCCATACTTTTCACCTATGGCAAAACTCAGCACCTCCCAAGCTGCCAAGAAACTCAACATCAGCCGCCAGCACGTCGTCCGGCTATGCAAGGCCGGGGTGCTCGCCGGCTCCCGGCTCCACGATAAAAGCTGGTGGCAAGTCGAGCTGCCCAAAAAGGAGGCCGACCCATGAGACTGCTCAACGCCCTGATCAACCTCGGCCTCCAGAGCATCGCCGCCATCCTCGCTATCCTCGCCATCCCGCCTGCCATCATCGCCTCCGTCCTGCTCTTACTAGCCACCACCATCTCCCATCATGCAGACCACCAAGTCCCACGATAGCCTCGGCCGCACCCGCCGCGTCAGCCAGGGTGGCGCAGGCCCCAAGCCCCTGCCCAGCAAAGATGCCCCCAAGGCTGGAGAGTTTGACCCCCACCCCCCTGACCACCTTGAAGCCCACGGTCTGCGGTTCTGGGACGACGCCGTCCAGTGCCTGCTCCTTATGGGCTTCATTGATGCCGCTGACAGGATATTCCTCATTCACGCCGCCGAATCCTTCCAGCTTTACAAGGAATGCCGCGACTCCATCCAGCTAGATGGCCGCACGGTCTGCGATAACCAAGGCAACGTAAAAGCCCATCCCCTCATGAACACCATGCTGAAGTCAGGAAAGGACTGCTTCAGCTACCTCTCCAGCCTCGGCCTCACCCCATCCGCCCGCGCCAAGTTCGGCGGGAATGTAAAAGAGGAAGACCCCTTCGCCGAACTCCTCAAAGCCCAGCGGGGTAACTGAATGCCCACCAAGCCGCCCCAACACAGCCTGCCCAAGTTCACCGCGCCCTCCCACTCCCGGCAGGTATACGACAGGCAGACCCGGCGGATGACCAGCGGCCTTCGGATCGCCTCCGATCTCCGCAATTCCAATTTCTGGAAGCGCGTCCGCCTGACCTACATCTCCCGGAATCCCATCTGCGAAAACCCCCACGGCTGGCATGGCGAGTTCCCCCCGCCCGCGCAGGAGGTCCATCACAAGGAAAGCCTCCAGACCGCCCCGCACCTCGCTTACACCCATTCCAATTTGATGGCCCTCTGCGTCAAGTGTCACGCCAAATACAGTCAGGAGGAACGAAATGCGTGAGCTTGCTTTATTCGCGGGCACTGGCGGCGGCATCCTCGGTGGTCACCT